ATAATTATCTTACATATAGCTTCTATGAGTGCTGCATTACCCAATACTATTGATATTGCTTCTACTATTTGGAGTGCTGCACCACTTTCGCTTAGTTTCTGACGCTTTTCTTGAACAGTTGGCATTAAGGACTCAACCTCCTCAGGTGTTACTTTAGAAGGATCTCCACCTTTTTTTATAGCTGCAATTAGTAGTGCTGCTTGCACATCTTCGTTCTCAACATTCTCTCCAGCTGCGTCTAATTTCTTACTTACTTGTAGAATTGATTGATCAATACCACTTGGTATATTTTCGTTTAATATTTGAGTTGTAGCTTTCATCATAGCCTCAATCTCAGCAACCATTCTGTCAAATTTCTTTTCTAGTACAATCCTGTGTGCTAATTCAGATAAGCTGATTTGTGTTTTATTCATTTGTAATATCTTGAAAGTTCACTTGTATTGTTTGGTCATTATCTACAGCCACTTGTAGCCCGTTTTTAGTAATAGCCTTTACTTCACCTCTATTTGATCTAAATAATACATCATTGTATTTTTTAACAGATGATATATTAAAATTGACCATGATGCCTGCAGGCTTGGGTGGTTGTGTTTCCTTTTTATCGTCTTTTTTTTCTCCGCCGCTGGCTTCAGCATCTGCAGCCGGTTCTTCAGAGCCACCTGCCTCTTTTTCCTCAGCTGCTGCAAAGGGGTTTGCTTCTGTGACTATATGGTACTCACTCAATATCTCAGCAAGTATTTTTATAGTTGTTTCTTTGTCAGTTACCAATTTCATAGTATCGAGATAATCCGTTGCCCATTTCTTCGTATAAAGACTCTAATCGCTGTTGAAGCTTTGTTATTTCGCTAACAGTTTTACTAAACTCTGCGTTTTTAGAATTAAGCTCTTTCATATTACGTTTAATTGTAACTTCATCAAACCACTCTTCAGTTTCTTGCAGCACGATGTTTTCGGCTTCTTCAACAATCTTGGAGATTTTAGCTGCAGCTTCTTTCAAGCCTTCGCTTCTGTATATAATTTCTCCTAAACTTTGATAGTTTTTTATTTCTTCTAACCTTTGAGCTTTTTCTCTGAGGTGTAATTTGCGACCTTCGCCGTTCATTACTTCTTTAAGTTGTTGAATTACTTTTTTCATTGCATTACTGTTATAATCTCATTAATAAGGGTGTTTATTCTGCTGTGGCTAGTGCTTTCTAGTTTTGCATTCTCGTTTAGCGATGGTGACATAAATGCTCCTTGAGTTGATGGATTGCTAACTAAATCCCAACAAACAATTTCAAAATCACCCTCTACTTCAACTTTTCCTTCACCAAGCTCTTTTACAGATCCCATTCCTCTAGAACTAATGCCAAGTCTAATTCCCGACTTTAATAGCTCCTTTGCAATGTTTCCGGAAGGTGTTGATAATATTTCAATTTTGCCCATTAAGTCGCTTCCTTGCCACCATAGGTCCACTACATTATGAGAAACGTTAGCAAGATTTACTACTTGAGATTCAGGATGATCTAACTCTCCTAAAGCTCTTCGTTCTTTAATAAACGTTTGTTTATATTTTTCGGACTCTCTTTTTAAGATAGGCAAAGGATAGCTTCTTCCATTTTGGTTAAAGTTTCGCTGATTGCCTGTGCTTCCACGTTGCATAATTCCAGACACAATTAGCTTACCGTTGTTGTTGGCTAGCGATTCGTGTATTTGTGCCGGTGATATCTCAATTGATCCAATGTAATCTACAATTACTTGTTTCATGGTTTAAAAATTTTAGTTAGGTTTGCAATAACTTCAGATTCTTGATCAAGGTTTCCTAACGGTTGCTCTTTGTCATATCCTTGGTAAATTAACATACCTCTATTGTAATCAATAGCTTGTGGTTCACCTAATAACATAACATCAAACTCAAAATGATCCGTTCCTGCTTGATTATACTCAAGGTCTTCGGGACGGATTGTAATTCCTACTTTGTTGAAGTAGTCTACAAGCTTAGTTTTAACAGTGTTAGCTGTTGCTTCGTTAAGATTATATAAGCTATTTGCTTTTTCTGCTATTTGCGTAATGCGATTATGTATCTTTGATAACGCTTCATTGGTTCTTTTCCAATGAATATTGCTATTAAGTTTTTGTTCAGTTTTTAATTTTATACTATGATCAAGCATGCGTGATAGACTTCCTAAGTTTTTGGCAACTTCTAGGATGTTTAAATTTATTTTTTGAGCATTTGATCTAGTTGAGTCCTCTTTGAATCCTTTGTAGGATAGTTCGTGAAGTTTAATTGAGTTTTTTCTTTCTTTTGGTGCTTTTATTGAGTAAGCATACTGCTCATCTTCAACATTGAAAGAGGTAGGCTCGTCAGCAGTCTCATCACCTACGAAAGCCTTAGGCGTGCTATATACGGCTATGTTTGCTGTAGTACTACCTTCGCGCATCTTTTTAAGTTGTGCTTTTACAAACTCACGAAGTTCGTTTTTTTCTATTTTTTTCATAGTTCTTTTAACAGTTCGTGATACAAAAGCAATGCGTGTACGTGCTCTTCTTTTGCTCGCTTAATTGTTTGCGTTCGATCTAGTAAATGAGCTACTTCTGTTAGTTTAATTGCTGTAATTTTATCAGCTGTTTTGTTGGCTTTTTTAGTCAAAGTCTCTTTAAGTGTCTTGCTTTCACTTATAATAAAGGTACGAAGCTCGTTAGTGTTTGATATATTGTTAATATATTCTTTTAGTATTTTTCGCTGACCAGCAGATAATACAGAATATTTGTCATTAAATTTTTCTAACATTAATTTATATGCAAGCAATCTTATGTCTTCTGATTCTCTTAAATACATTTGAACCTCATCTCGCTCATTTGCTGCTTGTTTTTTGCGGGTAATGTGCTCAGTAACTGTGATACGGCTTTTTACTAGTTCAGCAGCCTGGGTTATTCCAGCTCCTTCAAAGAGCCTGTAAATAGCTGCGTGTAGTTTATATTCCGGAATTGTTGCTTTAAAAAAGTCTTGTAAATTGTAGTGATTTTTAATCTCCTTGATTAGCTGATACTTGCTTTCTTGTAGTGTTTTTTGGCTTAATTGTCTACGCATTTTTATGGTCGTACTTACAAGCATGTCTGCTTTTGCCTCTACTTTAAAACACTCATTAAGAAGTGTTTGGTATAATAACAACTCTTTTGCTAAAGCTTTTTTAGGTCCAAAAAATTCTTTAACAATTTTGAGTGCAGGTGAGTCTACAACACCTACCATAGTATCTGCTGTTATCTGCCTGGTTAGCAATTCAAAAAGTATTCCAGTATTTTTTAACTTGGAATGTGTTGATTTTTTCATATATTTCTCTAGTAATAAGTATGTCACTATTTTGTTATATTACTCGTCTAGTATGTTTTCCTCACTAAGTAACGACAATCCTTCTGGTTTTTCTTCATCAAAGGTCTGGCTTAGCGCTTTGTTTTTGTTAAAAGAATCTAATAATTCTTTGTGTTTAACTAAACCTCCATTGCCAGTATTTGATTTTGATTCAGACAAATTTCTTGTGGCTTTAAATGCTTTTCTGCCCCATGGGTCATATCCCATAGGATGATCGTGTGTCATATATGTTCCAGGTTCTTCTGGACGTCCTGCTCCTGGCCAACCACCCTCAGGTACTTCTGTTTCATCATATCCTTTAGGAACTCCCTCATCTCCCTTGTATAGGGAAGCAATATCGTGAGGAGTTCCAAATGATTGACCGGATTTGGCTGGGTCGTTTCCTTCTGTTTTTATTTGCTCTAAACGGAAAAACTCTTTTTCACCTTTAGCAATGCTGTCTTGCTCCCTCATCCAATCCTCTTCTTGAATGTTAAATAAATTCTCGTAACACCAGTACTTACTAAACAATCTTTGTTCAATTAAAGTTTGAGCAAGTGTTGCCTTTGATGTCCACAATTCAACTTTTTCTCTTTCGTATATTGTATTTGGTGGTGTAAGTTTTAATGAAAAATCTACAATATCCTCATCTTTAAATCCTTGTGCATATAGGTGCACTATTGCAATCTTTGTTAATTCGGATACAATAATCTTTTGAATGCGTTCTACGGTTTTAGCAAAACGAAAATCTTGAGAAGATAGAGTTGACTTTCCTGAGGTATCTTCTTCATATCCTAAATATGCTTTTGGAATTTTTAATGATCCTAACATTCTATTTTTTAGATATTCAATATCAGGAATTGCATCGTGTTGTAAGCCTGGAGTTGTTTCTATTGTTGTGCCACTCTCTGCTCCACGAACAGGAAGATAAAAATCTTCTAGAATGTTTTGCATGTTATATTTAAGATTGTATTGGCCAGTGGCTTCATCCATAAATGGAATCTTTTTCATCTTATTAATGGTAGATTCCATAAAAGTATCCACCTCATGTGGTGGAATATTACCTATGTCTATTTTAAAAATTCTTTTGTCGGGCGCTCGCATGATTCTATGAATCAACATAGCATCTTCCATTAAGGTTAATTGCTTCCACACCTTCCTTGCTGGCTCTATTAATGAGCGTCCGTAAGGTAAAAAATTAGTATCGGTAAGTAGTCTAAAGTGAGCTATTTCGTAATTTTGATATTCTTCTGTGTCTAGATCTCTGCGATAAAAAGTTGAAGAGGTTACAATGCCTGCTGCAGTATCTCGTCTAAATACTACTTCGTTTGGGTTTTCTGGATTTGCTCCTTCTTCTCGGATTATTTCATATACTGAGATTGGCTCTGCATTTGTTACACCAAACTTTTCAGTGATATTGAGGTGTAGGAAAAAGTCACCGTATTTTAATGTGCTTCTTATCCAAGGCCATAAATTAAATTCAATATTTAAAATATCATAAAATAAATTATGTAGTACTTTATGTATTTTTTCATTTGAAGTTACAATAGTCAAAGTATCATCAAACTCGTCTTTTGCTGTGCATTCATCTGCGTAAATGTCTAATGCTGACGATATAATACTATCGGAGTCCATTGCTTCGTAGTCACGAAAAACCTCCATTCTAGTAGATTGTAATAATTGACCATTGTTGTATGCATTAGATATGCCAGTTCCATATAGTCTACTAAATCTATCAACACGACTATTGTTTTGTAAATTGCCTACTGATTGTATATTATCTGTGTCAATTACTTTAAGTTGGTTTCCACCAATATTACGAATAATAACATCAGTGCTAAACAGTCGTTGTAGTCGTTGAAATAGATTAGGTTTTATGTCTTCAGCCATGTAAATGTGTTTTTAATAAATAGGTCAAATTAACCAAGAAATGTCTTCTTGTTGACCGTTGATGTTCATCCTCCAAGCATCTTGCTTGCTGTGATCGGGTTTATAAACTCCCGTAGATCGCATGTGGTTTAGTGTTGTTTTTGTCAATTCAATTCCCTGCTGTCTTAGTCTTAGAGCTGTGTCTCTTACCCACAATCCCATACACCAACTCATTACTAAATCGTCGTTGTATCCTGTTTGAGCTTCCGCTCTTGCATGTTTCCAGATAAAAACAGCTAGCTCATCAAGCAACCTACGACTTCTTATTATACAACCTTTTTCGCGGATAAACAACTCCATTTTGCTAATAAGTAGCGGTCTTACTTTGTGTGACATTGTAAATCCTGCTACTTGGTCTTTTGTCAATTGCAGGTCTGTTGCTCGTGCAAGATATCGCTCTGTGTCAAGTCCCATGTCTTTTGGAGTGTAGTATAGGTTTTTGTAACCCCTCTCCACTACTTGTTGAATAGTTGCCCATCCGATGTTAGCGTTTTCAACAACTAAAAGCGCATCGTTATATTCTGTTGCTACTGATACCAGCATGTTACCATAATCTTTAGTACTAAGCTGGCCTTTATATTCTGCTACCTGTGTTGCATCTTCTACATCTATAACATGAAAAGCAGAAAAGTCTGTAGCATCCCCCCTTGCAACGTCTGCCACAACAATGTAATTACGAGAGTAATTGGGTGATTCCCATATCCACAAGTTACCATCATAGCCGCGTTTTTCTACAGGCTCTTGCATAAAGGTTTCTCGATAAAATGTAAGTAGCTCTGGATGAACAACGGTATTACCAGAAGTACTAAAGTCGCAATCACACTCTTGTGCTGCTAAACGCAAACCTAACTCAACGTCTTGTCTATCTCTCCATTCCTGCGTTCTTTCAGGATGTACTTGCCAAGGTAGTCGTTTTGTAAAAAATTGATTTCTTCCCTCTTCTGATGCCACCCATATTTTGTGAAAAAAGTTGCCAGTTCCGTTAGGAGTACTTAGGATAATACCCTTACCTCCAGTGGATAGTGTTTGTTGTAGTGATGCCCACAACTCCTCTGCGTTATCAACAAACGCAGCCTCATCTATAATTACTAGCGATAACGCCTCTGATCGTCCAGATGTTCCAGAACTTGCTACTGCTTTAATTTGCGATCCGTTTGACAACCTCAACGACAGCTTATTTTTTTCTGTTGTTTTCATCTTCAACCAACTTGGCAAGTTTTCAAACATTACATTAACCTTTGTTACAAGGTTTTTAGATGTGTTTTGGTCAATTGCTACAACGAGTATGTTTTTATCGGTATGAAATAGCATCATCCACAGCGAGTATCCTGCAGATAAAGTTGATATTCCTAGCTGACGAGACTTTAATATAACAACACGATCATTTTCTTGAGCGTGGTTTACAAGTTCCTCTTGGTATGGATATAATTTGAATAGAATTTTGCCTTTTGTAGGATGTTGTATTAAGCAATATTTTTTTAAAAAGTATATTGGATCTTGAGCACAACGCAAATATTCAACTTTTATTAAATCTTTTAATGTTGGGTTGCTCATGTTATTTGATTAACAAAAGCGTTAATAAAATTGTTGCAGTTGAAATAAGACCCCCTCCTAGTGTCTTAATCCATCCTTGACTGTTTTGATTTTTTCTTTGTAAGGTTGTTATGTTCTCTTCCAACTCAATAATGCGGCTAGATGACAGCTTTAGTTTCTGATCATTAATTAGTAATTCCTCTTTGTACAGTTCAATTTTATTATTTTTACCACTAATTATGCTATCCAAGCTTTCAACTTTTTTTTGTGTATTGTATATTATAAATAAAGCAGCTTTGTGCTCCTCTGTTAGGGAGTCTAAACGAAACAGGTCTTGAGCTACAAGACGTGCTACGCTTGTTGGCATACAAACTTGGGATTCGTTATTTGTATCTTTTTGAGAAAAAGCTGTCAAGCTCAGTAGTAGTGTAACGACTAACACTTTTAATTTTTTTATCATAGTAGTTTCTTGTTTCAATTAACCTATTGCTGGCTGAGTCTATTCTAGAATCTAACCGTTTTATGTCTAGTTGGTAATTATTAATATTGGTATCTAGTTCAAGTTGCTTATTTTTATATTCAAGTAGTACTGTGTTAAGACTGTCAACTTGACGCATATACTGATACTTTAGTTTATCCTCTATTACAGGCTTTGAAAAGTTACGTATAATAAGAATGTAACCAACTAGGAGCGTAACAACTATGATTAGGATTAAATTTGTTTTTGTAACTTCTAATTTCATCTTAGAATGTATTTCGCTCCATGTCGATGTTATCTGCATAGTCTCGAGCATACTCATGAGCATAGTCATCAATAAGATCATATAAGATATCCAATTGCTTTGTATCTAACTTTCCTCGGAAGATTGGGCTATTTGTATTTTGCGTTATATTACTAAAAAAATTAGCCAATGCTTTTTTAGCAGCTCTCAGACCTGGCTCATCGCTGCCATCGGTTGGAAAATAAGCTTCTGCTAATACGGATGCTGGTACTTTAGTTGCTAAGTTTTTAGTATCCCTCATTGTTCGTATAAGTAAAAGAGTCAATTCGTGATCATTTAGTTCTACTTTAAATCCTGATTGCTTCAATATTGGTTTTATTTTTTTAACAATATTAACTACCTGAGGTGTTCCTAGCTGGTTGTTTGTTCCGATTACAAGCCCATATAATTGAGCAAAATCTCTCTGCACGTCCCGAGGTGCTAGTTTTAATTTTTGAAAAAAAGTTTGCATGACAGACTTAAACTGCTCAATACCTTTTTTAAAATTGGCACTATATCCTCGAGGTTTAGAGTACTCATCTAAATTGCCTTCCGTAGTTGCAGAATAATTCTTATCTATGTAGTTGAAAAACTCTTTCTTTTTTTCGTCTGAGTCAAAGTCAGATGGAGAGTTTACTCCATATTTCTCTAAAGCCTTCTTGAAAAATTCTTGATAAGCTGTGTCTTCTCTTAGTCTACGAATAATCTGCTGACTTTTTGATTCTAACAATGGTCTAGTTGTAGCGGTTGCTTTTATTGCGTTTTCTATAAGTTTGTCTAGTTTATTCATCGTACTGATAATTGTTTTGCTCCTTGAAGTATGATTAATTTATCTTGGTTTCCATATCCAAAACTATCAAGCAGACTGCCAATAATTTCAACCACATCACCCTGCTCAACTGATGCTTTGGCATTTTTCAACTTTTTTATATAAAGGTCTGTTATGTCAGCCAACTCAGGATCAAATGTAGGCTCATCCTCTGCCTCAGGTTCTGGACTATCTTCTTCTGGTTTATCCTCTTCTACTTCATTTTCAAGTAAATGTTTACGTATCAAACGACGTACTAACTCTTCTTCAAGTCTTGTTTTTGTTGTTTTTTTCATTTCGCTTATTAGTTGTGTGGCTCCAGGTATATTGAGTGCTTTTAGTTTATCTACTATAGCTCTATGCTCTTCCTGATCGCCGTGTTTAATATAATATAAAAACTGTTTGAAATCTTTAAAATCTAATTGTGGTAATAGTCTTTCGTAATCATCATATACTAACTGAAGCAGTTGCGGGACACCTGCAGAAGTAAACTTTAATTCTTTAAGAGCTTGTCTAGTCCTCATCCAATGTTGACACAAGGTTACTTGCTCTTTTAAATTAAAAGACTTTTTAACTTTTAAAGCATACGGACGATTAATATCAACTAACCCTTTTTCTAGCATTTTTTTTACCATATCTATTTTTTTGCTATCAATTACAGGCATTTGTAATCGCGGTGGTGCATTGGGCATTATTTTTTTTGGTAATGCATCTGCATTGCTCATCATGATACGCTTACCTTCCTCTGCACTTCCTTTTGCTCCGGGCATGTTACTTAGTGCATCTCTAACTTGTTCAGGTTTTATTGGAAATTCTCCTTCAATTCCTTTAGCAAGTGCACTATCTATAACGCTCAAAAGCTTATTACCAGTAAAATCCGCTACACTCCCCTTGCCTCTATTTCCTGTTGTTATTCCTAACTTTCCAACAGTAACTACGTTTAGCACAGATACAAGTGGTCCGCCTGGTAAGTCTATTGCTGTTACTTGTACTTTTGCCTTTGGATCTATTAATGACACTGCAGCCCACCGGTGGTGTCCATCCATAATATAGTTATCGTTAGATACAATGGCACCTAACTCTAATCCATTCCACTTTCCTTTATTTAACATCGCAATTGCCATTCCAAACGCTTTTTCTTTTATGATTTCTGTTTGGGCTGGTTTTAACTGAGTAACTGGAATTGGTGCTGATTGTCCTGCCACAATATCGTCTGTAGGATCTCCGTCTTCCGCTCCACCGCCAATAGCTGCATCAGCTCCACCTTTTTTAGAGACAATCTGCTGTAGGTACATTGGTTTTGTAGTATTATATGCGGTATCTGTTTCTCTTATTGACATGTATTGTATTTGTTATAAATATTACCATTTTCGGCAAGACCAATATCTTGCTTTATTTCTTGGACCTGGATTGTCACAGTTGTGGCGAGCTCGAAAAGATTTACGTCGTTCTGGGTTGTTTTTTTTAATACTCATACCCTTTTGTCCAAAATTAACCTTTACAACATTGCCTGCCGGGTTCTTTACATATACTTTAAATTTTTTAACATCTCCTTGCATTGGTTTACCCAACTTAACACTTCGTCCTTGATATTCAGCTTCGGTGAGTTTGTTTTTGCTAGCTCTAATATATTCTAGTAAAGCAAGTGCTTCTGCGTTTGTAATTGTGATCTCGCATTTAATCTCTTCTGCATTAATTTTCTTACCTGCTGCTACAGCTTGCTTGTGTGCTTTAGATCCTTTACGGGCTGGCGCTTCTCCTCTTGCCCGTTTTGCGCGAATGTTATGCCACAATCCTTTAGATTCTTCATTCATTTTTTTTATTGTTGATATATCTGTTTACTTTCTCCTCTAAGGAATTAATTTCTTTATCAATATATTCTTCAATAACTTTTTTATTTGGATCTTGCCATTTTTCTATACGACCATTCTCGGTAACTTGGCTAGTGCTCATGGTGCTTGTAGCGTAATCGTGTAACCCCTGTTTGACCTCTTTTAAAAAAGATTTTGCGTTTGAGCTCACCTTAGCCTGCTGATACTCTTCCCATTTACCTGCTGTTCTAATTTCATGCTCTTGCCACACTAAGCAATCAAAACACGTTTGATTGATAACCCAAAACTTTTTATCTAATTGAGATTTCATAGACTTTTCACAATCTGGACAGCATAGTGGCATTAGTATCTTTTTTCGTGCAGCATCCATTTTAGTAACCGTACGCTTTATTCCATTTTTAATAGTCCAGGTAGTTCCATTCTCCTCCCAAACGTCCCCCTCTTTGCGTTCTATAAACTTGTTTCTTGTAACTTGAAATCTTTTCATCGTGCGTTTATGTTATATTTTTGTAATAATTCTGTAACTCTGCTATCAAATTTTCGTAAAGTTCTACGGAACTCCAATCGTACTGCTTCTGCTAACTTTTCTTCTTCTTCCTTGCTTGCCACAGTTCTAAAATATTCTTTACCGCCTACTGATGACATGCTAATTGTAAAGCTGAATTCTGGTTTGCCTTCTTCTCCAATTTCGGTAAATTGAGGATCGTAGTGTAATGTGATGTTTGTTGCACTAGAAGATGCAATTGCTTCTTTTTTTTCTAAGAGGCTTTTTAGTCTTGTTGATTTCATAGTTATTTTCTTCCAAATTTAATATACCCAATTATTTGATTAAGTGGAGCAAATGCTCCAGTTAGTTTATATAGCTTTTCTTTATACTTAAATACAATACCCTCTGTTGGAAGGATTGCATTAAATCCTCCAATCTTTTCTAATCTTTTAAGTTGATATCTTAAAAATTTCATAGAAGTATCGTCATCAGACATGTCGCTATTAGATGCGCTCTGCTTAATAGATTCGATTGCGTTTGCTAATTCACCTTTCATTTTAGCAATGGACTCGTTAGGGTTAATAGCGACTAATCCCTCCAAGCTTTGTAAAACAAACACTCCTAACTTGAGAAAAATGTCTTCTACAGGCTCTGTAATGGTTTTCTTTTGATCGCGTACGGTAGGTCCTTTGTCTGTCTCAATGAACCATTGTTGGAATTTAGGATTATTGATAGTGGTTCTTAGCTGTCGTAAATCAGGCGTTTTTGATCCAAAAGCCCAACGGTTTATAATATTTTGTAGTACATCAGGTGGAATGTCGTATTGGTACTGCTTAGCTGCATCCTTAACGTAGGTGCTCCATGCATTTTGAAAATATACACCTAACTTAGTTGTCTTACTAAGGTTGTATTTTGCACGAAGGTTGTTTAGGTCATTAATAAGCTGACTTTTTTGTTTTTCATAATCAGATGTCTTTTTGAGATTAATCATATCAGTGGACTTAATCTCATATGTACTCTGCTCTGTTGCTTCTACTTGCTGAAGTGCCGCTTGTAGCTTTGCAGGTGCTGTAGCATCTGAATTAATGACGTTGCCATCAGTATCATATTCTTGAATATTATGCATTCTTAGCTCTGTTACTCCGTAAGCTGCAACGTTTTGACTTGCTGGATGCAGGATTTCCATGTTAACAAACTTTGTACCATTGCCAAAGTAGTCTTCCTTTTCTGCTGGTGTTAGTTTGTTTATTGCAGCTTCCATATCCCCCATTGCATCTAAAAACGAGTTCTTAACATTATCAGGAAGATGCTGCATAGAAGCTTCCATATTGGCTTTAGACATTGCTTTTTCTGCTGCATTTTTTAGCTGTCCTTTGTTTCTAGCTGAAAGTACTTTTCCGTCCTTGTAGGTTATCATTAAATTTTGTCCGTCTAACTTTTCCTGAGCATATTCTAATTCGCCAGTAAGAGCTGAATCAATCAAGCTTTCAATATCGTCAAAGGTTAAGTCTGTGTCTTCATATGGATGAGCCATGTGACCAGCTGCGCCTCCCTCTTTTAGTAGTGTACGCTCAGCAACCATTGCTACAGATGCTGCGTTTTTTCCTGCAAATGATTTTGGAAGTATATAATTTTCTAGCTTTAGAAGCCTAAAAAGTATAAAATATATCATGCCGCCAGGAAGCACTGTTGCTGCTATTAGGCCAATAGATTTTAAGGTTTCTTTCATTTGATTGCCTACCTGCTTTTTTTCTTTTTGTGTGAGAGTTTTACGTCCCATTGCTGATAGTGCAATTAATTGAAATGCTTTTTTAGTTTCAATCCCTTCTTTTGAAACAGACGCCAGTAGTGACTTGAAGCCTACCCTAAGCTTTTGAACAAATTGATCAATCTGGCCTTCGGTTAGTCTTTGACTGTTTTTTTTTAAAATATTATATGTTGACTTAATTTGAGAATTGGATTTAATACTAGGATAGTTTGTTTTAAAGTTTTTTAAATCACCTGCTGCTAAGTCACCTCGTAGCTGTGAGGGACTTATTGGTTGTCCGTTGTTGTCATCGGTGCGT